ATCAACAAAGATAGAGTGATGCTTGCCAATTAGCTTGTCATGCTCATCTTCTTGAAAGCCCATAGCCTTCAAAAAGATTGCATTCACGCCAAGAATAAATCCGTTAAGGTCAAAGTAAATAATAGCATTGCTGCGATTAATTGCTTCTAGTCTGCTTAAAAGTTCTTCTTTAGGCAAGTTTCTCATTATCCTATCGGCTCAGGTGTTGGCAAAACAATATCCTCGTAAGGTATGCAAGTGTCTAATTGTTCTTCAGTAAATAAACAAGTCACTTCAGGGTTGACAATAAAATAATAAACCCCGTTAACATCTATAATCGGATTGCAATAATCTGTCGCCCCTGCATTAGGAAAGTCTAACAATTCGCAAGCCTGAGTATCTAAACTTTCAAACTCTGCTTCATTTTTACAAGCAAAAAAGCACGGATAAATTTGTGTTGGTTCTATTGGTAACATAATTAGAAGGCGTTATTATTTATTAACTTAATGTAGTTATACATTGCGGTTTTTGGGGTTGAATTATCAATACTATTTGCGATAATCAATGTATTAACAGTTGTATTGGATGCAAAGATGCCGTTTACATTTGAAGCAAATACGGAAACCGCAACTCCGCTATTTTTTACAGGTCTTGCATTAGAAACTGTATTTATTCCTGCGTTGTTTCTTTCCATTGTTTCAACACTCCCTGCGCCCGTTCCCGTTCCTGTGTATGTCAACAAATTTAGGGTTGTTCCAAAATCCTTATCTGGACCACTACTCCATCGCTTAATAAAAGTATTTGAATTAATATAAAAGTGAAAAAATTGGTCGCCTCCTAATGAAGCCCCAAATACATTTCCGCTACCTGTAGAAGTGTATAATCTATTTGCTCCATATAAAGAATAGTTATTAGGTAGATTTGATACATCAAAACCCGACAAAAACGAGCTTATTCCATTCCCTTGCACAATCGTTCTATCAACCAATACGCCTTTATACCCCGTTGTAGCCGTTCCTGTATTAATAGTCCACACCTCTCCCGTACTACTAGTCCATTGTGTTTGACTTGTACTTGCGTTGTATGTTGCAGGATTGAAGTCAACTACTGGTGTGCCACCGATTGAGTTTGATATTGTTGCACGTGAAATTTTGCCTTGAAATGGAAAAGAAGAAGGTTGTAATATCCCTATTGTTACGGGGTGAGAGTTAGAATCTAGTAATCCTATTGTGCCTGATATATTAGTTCCTAATTGTGTGTAAGTAATCCCATCCGAAGAAGTAAAAAATTTAAACACTCCGTTTACAAATGTCCTTGTAACTTTTATGTAACCACTAAATGAAGCGCCTATATTTGAACTGCAAATTGCAGTTTGAACAGACCCTAATACGCTATAAATAAACTTTGGCACATTTGAACCGTCAATATATAAAGAATAATTAAATGCAGTTCCATTTGACTTATCAATTATTGTTTGAAGTGTTGTGTTGTTTTTATAATCAATTTTTGAAATTATCTCAATATCTCCAGTGATTTGATTAGCTGCTGCATTTGGTGTACTTACATAATTATTTGCTACCCCACTACCAAACCAATAATTCGCCCCACTATGCACCAATAAAAGCGGCTGACTTGCTGCCGTTGTTTGCACCACGTCTGCTAAACCTGCTCCTGTTCTATTTACTGTCCATACCTCTGAGGTAGTAGATGTCCATGTATTTGCTCCTGTATATTGATTAGGGTTAAAAGTTTTGTTTAAAACTCCTGCTATATAAAAATTTGCATAATTTATTTTACAAACGCCTTGACCTATTTTAATAGTAGTATTTACAAAATCTAAAACACCTGCTACTTGAGCACCCGAAGTTGTTAGTATAATTCCGTTTTTCCTAAAAACTATTGAACCCGTTGTTGCATTTCTTGTAACCCTAAATATATCACCATCAGCAATTGTAGCAACTGCAAATGAATTACGGAAACCACCTGTATAATATTGAAACTGAATTACACCATTTGTTTTACTATAAAAAAAATCAACTGTTGTACTTGTTCCATTTGATATATTAACAAAACTTACATCTCCAGTTGTAGCAACAGTTGAAGCCTGAACTTCAATGTCAATATCGTTAGTATTATATGCGCTTGTATTTGATTGGATAAAATTACCCGTTACACCACTACCTTCCCAATATGCATTTCCTGTTCCTATGCCACCAAATACATCTTTTGGAGAATACAATTTCTGCGCTGCTTGTCCTAATGTTGTACCCGAACCCGCTCCAAGTTTATAGCCTAAAACTTGAGGGTCTAATCCTACACTAATGGCAGTATTTATATCTGATGTTCCGTAAATGGTTTTAATAGTATTAAAAAAGGCATTAACGCCACTTAGTCCACTTGGTACTAATCCGCCATCAGCTATTACTCTGTTAAAGTGCGCTTGTGCTTGTGCGTCTATGCCACTACGTCTAATAAATGGTATGCCTATTGCTATTGCTCTCATGTTTTATGCTGGTTTATGTGTACTTTTCAAATATAAATTATTTCCATCTGATATTATTACAACTGATTCAAATTGTTTTAATTCTAATGATGCTTCGCCATCTATTGTTTCGCCAGATGCTGCATTAATGTAAACTTTGGCACTTGAACCACTACAAATGTTTTTAAAGTAAATCTCGCTTGAGAAGCCGTTTACAAGCATATCCGCAGCTGATGGCATTGTAAATGTTTGGTTTGCTGTATCGCAAAAATAGTTACCTGAAACGTATTCAACTGTGATGCTATCACTTGCAGGATAAACTTTTACTCCACCTGCCGTATTTTTTAAATAAGAATTAGCGTTTTCAACACCAATTCCGATTTCGCCAAATTGCCTTTGAAATAAAGTTTCACCACCATTGCCTGCTTGAGCTACTGCGCCTTGAATTTCTGCCCATGATGGTCTATCTAATGATACCGCAAACCATTCTCCATTTAGTTTATCGCTCATTGCACTAAATGTACCGCCATTGTATATCATTCTGAAGCCAGCGTACTCAATTGCGTTATGTGGCAGTAATTGTCCTAAGATTGAATTTTGGTATTTTAAACATGGTCTAAACTGCCCACTCATAACTTCACGAACTCTAAGAATGTTAAAGTTAAAGGCAGTCCCAACTCCATTTATCTTCCATTTGCTTGTGCTTTGCCCGAATACTATATTGTCTGAACTTACAAACAATCGACCAGGATAACTTGAATCTGGAGTTTCGCCAAATAAAGCATCGTTAAACTCTACATCGTATGAATTTACTGGAGTTGATGTATTGCCGCCAACATATTCAAAATATTGTTCGCTTTCATTTGATGAGCTTGTATTGTAAACTAATGAGCTTTTACCAATACAACGTAAACAAGCGTAATCTGTATTTGAAGTTAAATTTACAGAAACCCATTGTCTTATAGTTGGAGTCCCTGTTTTGGTAATGAAATGTGTGTTTGTAATGCTAATTAACTTTATTTCAAATTCGTTAGAATTATAAGTGCCACTTGGTAAAGTTGGTGTTTGTATAGAGTAATTTAAAATTGACCATCCGTTTGCCAAATCAGAATATTCAAATGTGGCTCTGTCTGCACTGTTTGTAGTCCATTCTGATAAACCTGTTTGAGGATTATTTTTTAAATAATAATTTCCAACTTTTAATTTTATTGATACTATTACATCATAACCTATTGTTAGTGGATAATTCCCAGTAGCAGGGCTTGGATAGGGGTTTGTATTCTTTTTTATGTCTAAATTTAATGCGCCAGATAAATTTAGTCTATTTAAGCCTAGTATATTATCCCTTAAAGTTTGAGAATAAACATATTGACCAGAAACAAGTGGCATTGAATCGCCTTCATCCAACATATTAAGTTGAACAAACGGCATTTTTAAATATCCGTTTTTTAGTGGAGCAAACCATTGAAATTGTCCGCCAGCCTCTAGATGAGGAAAGTTAGTATTAAAAATGTCTACCGAATAGCCATCAAATTCAGATGAACTAGTTTGACCACCTGCTGAACGCTCGTATAGTCTTTCATACTTAGTAGTAGCTTCATCTTCATAAGCATTAACTTGGTATAGTCTAAAATAGCCTTCACTAAGCATTATTCTCATGCCCCATTGCTCACAAATAGTTTCAAGTATATCGTAAGCACTCATTGAAACTCTTTCTTCGTTTTCTTCTTTTACGCTAAAAGTATTTGCTGCTATTTTAGAGTATTCTAATGGGTCTTTAATGTCGGTAACGTCACCCATTCCATCCTCGTACCAATTTACAACCGTACTAAATAAAACAGTTGTATCAGTTAAGTATAATGGAGTTAATTTAAGTATTTCGTATATAAAAGTAGTAAATCTGATTCTACCAGTATAATTTAATATTTCATCAGTAACAAGTTGTAAAGGTTTTGTGCTTAACCTTTTTAAACCATCTGTTGCAGTAAGAACATATTGAAATGGTCTACTTTCATCTTCCCTAGTGTTTAAGTCGGATAAAATTACACCATACCAAAATGGTTCGCTATTCTTTTTTATGTTTAAGAAGTATTGGTCTTCTTTAGTTGCGTTTATTGTTGAATTAATCCAACTTAATAAATTTACGCCTGTTTGATTATCTGTAATTACGCAATTCAACTTGCAATCGCTACCTTTAATAGCTGCAAATCTTTCATCGCTCTGTTGTTGGTAGTCAATCTCAAATCCTTCGCCAAATAACTCTATTGCTTGAGAAACACCCGTGCTTGGGTAATTAACATCTATTAACTCGCAAGTCCAATAAACATTTTGTAAAGTCGAATAAAAATTGCTTGTAAATCTTACTCCCATTATCTTACTCTCCTATTCATTCGTGTTTGGTTGTCTAATGCGACAACAATGTTGTTGCCTCTTACAAGTCCATCTATACTAATCATCATACCTGTTGGGTTAAATGATGGAATTGTTGCCCCTGCACCACTATTTGAAGATGAATATGAACCGCCTGAACCGCCACCAGCTCCTTTTGGATTATTAGCCATATTTGAAGCCATTTTTGTAGCTGCACTACCTGCAATAACTAAAGCTGTACCAGCTATAATTGCACCAACTCCATTTAAACTTGCTAACGATGCTTTTAAAGCCTCAGCACCAATACCAACTAAAATAAGTTGCGAACCCCAAGCCGACATAAATTTTCCCATAGAACCTAATAAAGACCCTATTAATGCTTCCCCAAAATTATCTCCTTCTGCGGATGTTCTAAATGTAGCTGTTTGAATTAAATCACCAAGTGCATTCATTGACGCACGAACAACATCGTTTAAAGTTAATGAAGCTTCTTGAACTTTTGTAATAAAACCCTTAAAGTTGGCTCTCCATTCATTCATTCCTCTTAATGCTTTACCATTTATTTCATCCCATCTTACATCTAAGGCATCTTGAACTATTTTATTCATTGCGCCTACTGCCATGCCTTTTAATTCTGGTATTTCAAATGACCTTGTACTTATAATTTGAATAGATTCATCTTTACGCTGCCTATAATTTTTGGCGTTTTCTTTAATTTGTTGTAATTGCTTTTGTATTTCTATATTAGCTTGTAAAGCTTTATTTTGGTCATTTAACGCTTTTATTTCGTTATTTACTGCTTCAACTTCAAATTTAGATAATAAAATAGCTTTTTCACCTGACAAAAACCTTGCTAATTGAATTGATTTACTTAATTCATTTTCATATAATAAATCTTTTGCTTGCTGAATTTTTATATTATTAATTTTAATTAATTCTTCATCCATTAATGTGCCATTTTTGGCTATTCCTAACGATATTCTTAATTGCTCATTTCTTTTATATAATTCGCCTGTTTGGTCTATTATTGAATTAGTGAATTTTGATGTTTGAGTTTCTAAAAAACTTAATGACCTTGCAGCAGCATCAGTATTAGATATAGATTCTACTATTCTTGCTCCAAATATAGTTAAAGCTGTTACCGCTAAACTTAAAGCAGTTTGCCAAGAAAATAATGAACCTACTAATTGAGAAAATACAGATTTTACTGGTTGACCTGATGCAGCTAAAGCCTGATTTGCTCTGCTTATGTTATTAATTTGGTCTACCAACATTGGAATGTTGTTGGAAATAGCCATAAAACCAGTAGTCATTGAGTTTGTGAACGCTGGCAATTCTCTTGTTATTTGATTAACAGAATGCCCAAGCATATCAAACTTTTGCGATGCTTGTTGTATACCACCAGCACCTCCAGCTATTTTACCAGTCTGACCAACAACTTGATTTAATTGTTCAATTTGGCTTTTTAAGTTTTTAGCTTTTAGTTGAGCTTCATAAAATGCCTCGCTAGTTTGACCTTGCATTAATGCTAAGTTTTTAGCATCTCTTACTGCATCTCTATAACTTTTATTTAATTCATCAACAGCAGTTTTAGCTTTCTTAGGTGCTTGTTGAGCAAGCGTTCCAAACTCAGATAAACTCCTACCAGATTCAGCTAAAGCGGTCTTTAAGCCTTCAATATTTGCCCCAATAAGTACGTTTATTTTTTCACTCATTTTGCCTTGCTCAACTTATCCCAAGTTTGAATTAATTGTTTATTGTCTTTTAGCCAATCATCTTTAGTTTTTGGTTTTGGGTCCCAATTGAAACTCCACCAATCTAAAGGAATTGAGCCTTTTTTCTTATGAACGGTTAAAACTCTTGAAGCATTATATCTACCTACTTCGTAAAGTACTTTTGTACGTTCAAATTCTGTTATTTTATGCCCTTGTAAACACATTGCAAATTCTCGCAAATCTGATGTGTAAATTCGGTCATAACTCCAACCCCACGATAAAGCCAAACACTCCCAATAGTCTAGGATGCTTGGCTGTTCAAGTTTGGGTCAACTTGTAGGTATTTGTTAATACCATCCATAAAACCCGTTAAAATAGCTTCTAAATCCTTTCTACTGCCATTATCTAATAACTCACCAACCTCTTCAATTGTCTTTGGATTGCTTGTGAACTTTAATCCGCAATATGCAATGTCTAATATAATTGAAAAATCTAAACCAGTGTTGGAAATTTCTTCCATTTCTTTTAATACTTCATTTAATTTTTTGCCAGTAACTTTTTCAAGTTCTGTAATTGCTAAAAAACTAAACTTAAACTCATGCTCGTTGTTGTTAATTGTGATTTTCATGTTTATCTACTTAATGTTAAAAAATAATCTTGATACTTCAAAAATATACCATCTTGCCCACTTATGTTATCAAATGCACTATTTTGTGCTTGAAAACTTATCAACTGAACATCCCCACTTTTGTAATAGTCTAATGCTGACCTTACTTTGTCTGCAATATCATTAGCTTGGTTATTTTCTTTGGCTAAAGTAGTCACTTGTATTCTGTATTTATCCATTTCACTAACGCCAGACTTTGTATTGTTAGGCATTGTTGAAATAGTTTCAAATACTATAAAAGGAAATTGAGTTGTTTGAGGAGCTTGTGATGGAAATATTTTACTACCAACTACGCCAGTAACAGCACTATTACCATTTAATATTCCAAATATAATACTATCTACTGTCATGCTACTTGTAAACCTTCCGCTTTTGCTTGTTTTCTAATTAATTCGTTTATTCCGCTAGTCATTATTTGAATAGAATTTTCTTTGGTGCTATCTACTGCTGCTCTAATAACTCCGTAAGGCTTTACCCTTCCAGTTGATATTTTAGCTCCGTAAACGCCTTTTATGCCCGTAGATTTGCCTTTTACTCTTTTACCTACTCCACCTAGTTTAGTATTGGCTCTAAATCTCTCTACTGTACCATATTCTAGCAAGTGAGCAGCATTACCACCATAAGAATATAAACTAGCTGAACCTGTATATCTTGGACCAACAAAATAAGTAAAATATGGCTCACCCTTTGCTCTATTACGCCTAAAAGCCATTACTGAATCTCTTAACGCTCCTGTTTTAGTGTTTGCGCCATAACCAGCTTTAATTGCTTCTACCATTGGTTGAGCTGCACTTCTTATTACTTTGTCAATTTCAGTTGGTTCAAGCCATTCAGTTCTAGATAGCATTTGGATGGTTTTATCCATACCTTGTATTTTCATGCTAATCATTATCCTTTGCTGTTCCCCTTATTTTATAGCCTTCGTTTAATCTTAAACCAAATTCATCAATTGAAGTGATATTAAAAGTTTTACCTCTCCAATTCATTCGCATAGTTTCGTTTAGGGTTAAGCCAGTTGCTCTTACATCAACATCAATAACAATGCTTGCAACCTTTTCATCGCTTTGCTGAGTTTCTGCTCCGCCAACAGGTGTAACTTTAGCCCATACAGTGTAGAGTACAGAATACACCCTCAACTCGCCACCATCACTGGAGCGAGTTTGGGTATAATTCAATATTTCGACTCTTTGGTCGTATTTGCCAAAGTTAATACTCATTACATAATACCTGTTGTAGGTGCGCCAGTCATTTCTAAAGTACCAGTAAAAGTTACTGCATCTTCCATTGGTGCGCTTTCGCTAATCGAAGTAATTAAACAAGTTGCTTCGTAGTAAATGTCACCAGCAGCAGCAGCCCAACGAGCAGTTAAATTAGTTTTTGCGGCTAAAGCTGTAAATGCTTGGCTAAATCCCCAATTACCAGCTTCATCAAATACACCTTCAAAGTCAAAGGTTCCTGAACCTTGACCATAAATTGATTGCTTCCACCCACCTGAATCTTTGTTACTCACATCGATTAAAGCACGGCTAAAGTTCATAGTGTTTGACTTTAGTTTTGCAACGGTAGTACCGTTTATTTTCAGCACAACGGCTGTTCCATTCATAGGTCCTGAACTTGGCATATATTTATTATTCCTCT